CAGATTGTGCCGCAGGCCGATGAAGGCGAATTCAATCCGGCCGTCTTTGGTCCGAATGTATTCCTTGCCGCAATCGTAGTTCGCAGCCAGCCAGGGTTCTTCAAGGATCGCCGCCTTCACTTCCGCGAAGGAGCTATCGGCGAGCGAATTCATGAACTCGCGACCGCACACGATCAGGCCCGAGCGCCCGGCCTGCGCCAGTTGCAGACCCTTCGCCGCGGCCATCTTGGCGAACGTGCGCGTCTTGCCCGAGCCACGGCCGCCGTATGCCCCACGAACCGGCGCCTCGCCCTGAAAGATCGGGACGAGCTTATCCGGCATTGCGATCCGGGCGACGGTCACGGCTTCTTGGCAGCGTCCGCGACGCTAAACGGGACCAACTCGAAAGCCGTCACCTTGTGTTCGATCGCCCCGCCATCCTTGCCGGTCAGTTCCGACTTGTCAGCCAGGCCCAATTCGCGGGCGATGATCGACGGGTTCAGCAGGTCCGCCGAGGCGCCTTCGAACTTCTGGGTTCGAATGATTTCGTCCACACGCGAACAGATTGCAGAGAAACCTTCCTTCGCGCGATATTCCGCCCACGTCGGACGGGAAATATCCAAGAAGATACAAAGCCCTGAAATGGTCATGGCCCGCATTTTGGGAAGGTCGATCGTTTGAGGCCCGTCTTTGGACCCGAACGCCTTGGTTTCCATCAACGGGTTTGCCTCTACCCAGGCGAAATACTCGCAACAGGCGATCCACAGTTCGTTCGGAACCTCGAACACGGGATTGCGACCGTGCGAGCTTCGAGCTTCCCAGAACTTGTTACCGATAGGCGCCGACATGGCTCATCAGCCGAGATCGTTCGCGAACTGACCGATCGCGGCCAAGAATTCGTCGGTCTGGGCATCCAGCTTGACGGCAACGGCGCCGACCGCGTTCGCCACGGTGTCACGCTGGCGGGCGAGCGTGCTTTCCAGAATACGCAACTGCGCTTGCTGGATTTCGCCCATCTGGCGAGCGTGGTTTTCGAGCATGGCCTTCACGGTCAGCCCGGCGGAAGCGGGGTTCGACATGGCGGTTCCTTTCGCAGCCGGCACAGGCGCCGGCGCAGGTTTGTCAGGAATCAGCGATACCGGCGGAAGGCGCGAAGCGTTCCGGATCGCAACCTCAATTTCATGATCGGAAGCCGCAGCATCCGCCGACGCGGCGAAGCCCGAGCCCCACCGCAGGAAAATGCGGCCGGCTTCCAGGCCCATCGAAAGGTTCTCGATGCCGGGCACATCGGCCAGGCGCGTTTTCAGATCGGCAATCGACATGGGTTTTGCATCCGGTTTGAATTGGTTGCCGTCTCTCCGGCTGTCACGTCGTTCTTAGCGCGCTGCCCTATGGTGGCGGGTTTCGTGGCGCATCGCTTGACGTTTTGCGATTAGGATCGGTTCACCGATTTTGCTTTGGTCGGACCCTCTACAAATGGCAAAGCCCGGCCGCGGGATGCAACGCGACCGGGCTTCATGGCCCTAGCAAGATCAAACGACGCAACTCTTACACCACATTACGGGCCAGAATGGCGCTTGCCTCAACGGAGAGAGCGTCCCGACCAAGCCGAGAACTACGCCGACCGGCGGGAGCAACACGCGCCGCGCGATGCTTCACGCGATCAGCTTCATTGTCGGCCCGAGTACCCCAACGCACGTTCGAGAAGTGGTTGTTATGCTCGAAGCCATCGTTATGGCACGCCTCCGCGCCTTCAAACGGCTTGGGACCGACGAAGGCCAGCGCAACGATATAGGCGGCGTGCAGCACGTAGCGCCGACCGCCTTTCGACAAAGCGAACCGCTTCCGGCCGCTACCTTGAACGCGCTCCGGCTTTAGATTGTTCGACCCGCGCCGAACGTCCCCATGTTCGGAGACTTCGTAATCGGGAAAGTTGGGAACAGGTTTCCAAAGCATGTTCAGACAGGAGACGCCCTTGTGGTGATCCACCAGCCGCCGAGATTGAAGCTCCAACGCCCCGCACCGGCCGCGATCGAAATGCCGTGATTTGCTCGACGCGGTAAAGACGGCGCCGGGACGTTTCTGTTTGTAGGTTTGTGGGTATGCCTGTGAATTGTCACCGCGTCAGGCGTTGCCGGCGATCGGCGCCATGTCCCAAAGCGTGTTCGTGACGTGCTCCAACGCCTGTTCGAACGACACATGGCCCGCCGGCGTGTTCACCGGCATATGCACCCAGGCGCCGAGGCCGTTCGCCCGCCAGGTGGCTTGCAGCGCATAGTTGCCGGCGCCGTCATCGTTGCGTTCGAGCTCTACGACCGCGGAGGGAAACCGGCGAGCGATTTCGGCTTGCAGGCGATCGAGGAAGGCGAAGCGCCAGTTCGGGACGTTCAATGGAGTTGCTGTTGCGGCTTGCACTGCTTCAATCCTTCAATGACGGTTTCGAGATCGGCCCGGAACGGCGGTTCGGTGTCGCCGCGTGACGGGAGGCAAGGGCGAAAGACGATGAAGCCCTCGCCGCCCTCGCCCGGCCAATAGGCGAGCAGGCCCAATGAGAAATCGACCCGTTCCGTTTTGATGCCGGGACATGCGGCAACGATCGCCGCTTCCGCGTTCTTGACGTCGATCGGCGACCAGGCCGCTAGACGGTTGTGTTTCATGCTTTCCCCTTGCCCTTTTTGAGCGATGCCGGTTCCGGCCGCTCCGAATTGTCGCGCTCGAGATCGAACCCGAACGCCGGCGCGACGCCGTGGCGTGTCAGGTGGTTGACGTGAACGTTCTTGCCCAGAAGCTTCACCGTTACCCGGCCGCCCTTCTCGCGAGCCGTGACGGTCGCAAGCCAGTTTTCGAACTGGCCTTCGAGCAGCGTCACGCGAGCGCCGACAGGCACGGGCCCGTTCGCCACTTCGTCGAATTCGCCGGCCATGTAGCGGTGAAGCAAATCTTCGACGTCGGCCCGCGGCATGGGCCACGGCACGCCGGCGACCGAGATTGCGTATTCAACGCCGGCAACCGCGAGCGCAGGCCAGAATGAGTTGTTCGGCCGATCGCCTTCCGGCTGATAGTCGACTTCGACGAACACATACCGGCCGAGCAAGGCCCGTTCGGCAACCTTCTTTTGCCGCGCGCGGCTGATCCAGCGCCGCACCTTTGGCACGAAAGGCCGATAGCCGAGCCCGGCTAGCGCGTTTTCAATTTGCCGCTGGCAACCAGGCTGCACGACAAGGCAATACCAGTGAGGCCCCCGAAATTCCATTTACGCCGCCTCCGATGATGGTTGGAGCTTGCGGCCGTCAGGACCGAGCCCGTACTTCGCCAGCAGATCGGCCGACGCCTTGCAGCCGATCGCCCCAGGTTCGGCGCCGGCCCATCGTGACCAATGACCGAACCGAGCGAACATCTTCACGGCTTCTTCGATTTGCACTTCCGGCGCCAAGCCTTCCGCCAGCGCAGCGACGGCAGCGTGATCGGACCAACGCTGTTGATTTAGCCACGTCGACGCCTGCGGAATGAACCGCGTGCCGATCGCCTTGCGCGTGTCGTCCAGCGCGGCGAACTTGCGAACCTCGCCGATCAGAAATTCCGGATCGAGGCCGGTTTTCACCAGCGCGTCGAAACGCTGTTCCGCCGGCTTGCGTGGGTTCGGACCTTCACGCCGAGGGTATGCCTTCCAAAATTCATCAAACCTCGAAGGCGCGCGCGCCGGTCGACTTGTCGACCGAATGTCTGTCTCTGTCTCTGTCTCTGTCTCTTTCTCTTTCTCTTTCTCTGGCATAGCGTCACGCTTGCACGCTGCTAGCGGATCGCTATCGACAAAAAAACCGCCGTCAATCAAAGGCTTTAGCGCCTTCGACAACTCATCCGGTGACATGCGAAGGCGCCAAGCGATCTTGCGCGGTTCAGCAGTGATCGACCCGCCTTCGTATTCGCTTGCTAGCAGCCAAAGCATCGGCGCTAGCGCCCTGCTATCAACCGGCAAGCAATGAAAATCGGCATCATCGAGCAAGGACCGATGCAGCTTGATCCAGATCGGCGCCCGGTCTTTGTAATGCTGGAACGAATTCCAGTTTTTAGGCGTTAGGCTCACCGTTGCCCCCATCCCGGCCAGGGCCGATTTCCAACGCAAGCAATTCTTGCACGATCGAGTTGCGCGCGCCGGCGAAGGACGTCTGATAGGTTTTCAGGATCGAGCGTTCCGACTGCACGCCGATCTTGAATTCATCGACGCCGGTTCGAACGACAAAGAATTGAACGGGCGCTTCGCTCACAGCGCGCCCTCATCGCGGAGTTGCGCCAGGCGGTTCGCCACCTTGGCTTCATCAATCCGCGCATAGCGAGCGATCGAGACGGTATCGAAGCCCTGCCGCCACAGGCGCGCAATCAGGCCGTCGAATTCGTTCTTGATCGTCAGGCTTTCGGCAAGCGTCAGGTTTTCTTGGCTCTGTTTCAGCTTCGCTAGAAGCGCGTCGTCATTAGCTCGCATCCGTTACCCCTTTAGTCGATATAGGCGCGGATCGGCGCCGGTTTCGCTATACGCAGTTCAAAGAAGCCCTTGGCGTCGGGATGGCGCGCAAGGAACCAGCGGGCCAATGGCGCTGTCCAATTGTTGTCAGCCTTGAACCCGCGATCCCCGCGTTCAATCTGCCAATGAAAACGGATGCGATGTAGGAGAGCGTCAGCCGAATAGCGCTTCCAACCCTGCGAGCGGATAGCTAGAGCAAGCTGCTCAAACTGATCGCAGATCGCGGGAGGAATTCCGTCGGGATAGCCATCGCGAGCGCTCATGACGGCCTCGCAAATTCGCCATGGCGGCGCTCGATTTCTGCGAGATAAACGGCAGAGGCTTCCTCAGCGGTCGCGAAAATGCCGAGGTGCACGTGCTTGCGACCATCCTTGATCTGCGCGCGGAACTTGTCGCCAACCTTGATCACGCCTTTGAAGCCGGTCGAATTATTTTTCTGCTTTCGGCGGTTGCGCATATTTTCGTTGTGCGCGGCCGCCCGTAGGTTCGCCCATGCGTTATTCGAGGTGCAGCCGTCGATATGGTCCACCGCCTCGGCAGGCCACTCCCCGGTCATCCAAAGCCAGGCCAGCCGATGAGCGTAATATTGCCGGCCGTCGATGCCGATCGCGACATAGCCGTGGTGAGCGGCCGTCCCGGCAACGCTTCCAGCCGCAGCTTTACCGGCATGCCCGCGACGACTGGCGAGCCACCGAAAAATTCCGGTTGCAGGATCGTAAGATAGAAGCTCGCGAAGGCGTTCCGCTGTCAGCATCAGCGCCTCCGATTGCGACGGTTTTCAGAGACCGTTGCCCAACGAAGGTTTTCGCACCGATTGTCGAGCGACTCGCCATTGATGTGATCGCCGATGGTATGTGCGTCGCTTGGGCACGGAGCGGCCTCGGCCAATAGGGCCTTGTGCATGTAGACGGTGCAGCGTCGACCGTCGCGCCAGCTTGCGCGCGTGGCGTATCGCTTCGTTTTCCAGCGGTCCCAACGCCAGGACCAGCGCCATTGCGTCGCCCAGGCATAGCGCGCCGGCGAGACGAGGCAGAAGATTTCGCAATCCTTGTCGAGATAGACCTTGCGCGGTTCCAGCGGGTCAAAGGCGATTACAGCGCCATTTGCAGCCACAGATTGAACCGCGTCGCCCGGAAATGCGATGCCGGCCAGCGCCGGCGCAGCGCCTTCGCTCATTGTTCGGTCCGATGCTCCGGGAACGATGCGATTTCTTGCAGGAGCTTCACCGCTTCCTCAGCTTCCGCCGAGAGCGTCGCCAATCGCGTGTAAACCTTCATGATGCCAACACGCAGATCGTTGTCAGCGGCCAGCTTCACCGGCGCAACGCGGATGCCGTGAAGAACCGTCGTATGATCGCGCCCGCCGAACTTGCGGCCGATAGCGGGAAGGCTCTGCCGGGTGAACTCCCGGCAAAGCCACATGGCGCATTGACGAAGGTCCACGACGTCAGCCGTTCGTCGGTTCGACAGCAGAGCCGAGCGAGACACGCTAAACTGTTCACACACCGCGTTGATGATTGCGGAAACCGTCACTTGGCTATCATCGAAATATCGCGTCACTTCGAACGCGAGGATTTCGGTCAGCCTAAGTTTTGTTTCGTACGAAACAGACACCGGCGCTTTGACAGGAACCGGCGGTTCGATCGAGCACGGCGGCGCCGGCGCTTCGATCGAGCAAGGCGCCGCCGGCGCGCTGGCGATTGCTTGCGATGATGGTCGCAAGAGCGCCGCGGCCCGCCGGGCAATGTCGGCATGAAAGGCGACGCGGCGCCGGTGCGCTTCTTCGCGGCCGATGATTTCAGGGCGGCGAGGCCCGCACTTCGCTTCCGTCATTCTTTCCCCTTCCCGCCAACTCACCGAGCCAGCGCATCTGCCTTTCGCATTCCGCGTGATGAGCGGCCTTCAATCCCATGTAGACGCTGACGCCGATGTCCTTGAGCGATGAGCGGCGGTATCGCAACCGCCAGATCACCCAATAATCTACGCCGTAGTCTCGTTCGAGGGAGCGCATGGCGTTTCCAGTATCGCCCGGCCCCCTCGAACGCATTCTCACCAACTCACGCGACCAACGCTCCGCTTCGTCGAGATACGCCGACGACGACGGCAAAGAGTTTTTGTACACTTGCAAATCTCCATGCTCTTGAATGAGACCATGAAGGACGCCGCACACGACCAACACAACGCAACGAACGACAACGAAGAATTCACGTTTCAGACCCTCGCCGCGATAACGGCGCGGGTACTACAAAAACAGCAAACCGAAGATCACCAGCGAGCCGAGCCCGCCGACCATTGCGGCAACGAGAATGAAAAGGGCGCCGGCGATCGAGCACGCGAACAGCGCAGCGAACGCGATCCAGAACAGCACCGCGAAGCCGTCGCGCATGGCCTGCGCCAGATTGAAGCGTTCGAGCTTCGCGCGCGCGGCCTGACGAAGCCGCGGCGCCGTGGCGCGATGTTCCGCGACGCGGGTTGATGATGATAAGATCACGCCGCGCCCTCCAAATAGGAGTTGACGCGCCGCGCGAGCGCGGGGCTGACGCCGTTCTTGCGAGCAAGGCTCAATGCGGACTGACCGCAGCCGATCGCGTTAGCCAGCGCGGTCTGCGAACCTGCTTGCGAAATTGCGCGATCAAGAAGCGTGACCAACGGCCATTCGAAACCGGGCTCAAGCACTTCCCGCACCGTCTTGACGACTACGGGCGCCTCGCGAAACCATTCGCGTTGCATCCGGTATGGCGCGAGCAATTCGTGAAGCGCCTTTTCGTGCACCTTCGTTCCGGGACGGTGTCCGATAAGGCGGAGGCGCCACGGGCAACCCGATTGAAGCTGATGGACCCGGCGGGATGGATCGGCGTACGACGTGAAGCCGATCTTTATCGGACCGTCCTGTTCGATTTGGACAAAGTAGAGCACGCCCATCAGGCCCGCCCCTCCCGCCCCATGAACGCTTGGATGCGGTCGAGCGTCGGCAATCGCGGACATCGGCCGTTCTTAAGATCGCCGTACAGGTTAGGGTCATTGATCGAACGCAGGCCGAAATCGGATGGCGTCATGCCAGCGTGTTCCGTAAAGCGGTCTATTTGGTCGATCAGGGATTGGATGACGGGATGAACGTTCATGGCGAACAGGAAATACAGGATTTTTCCTATCCGGTCAACGGTAATTTCCCATTTCCTTTGAGCGGCGCTAACCTCCTACAAGGTGGGATGGATTTGGTTCGAAAACTGATCGAGCAGCGCATAAAGGAACTCGGCCTCAACTATGCCGAGGTCTCTCGCCGTCTCGACCGCAACGAAACATATTTGCAGCAATTTTTAAAAAAAGGATCGCCGCGCGAACTGCACGAGCGCGACCGACTGTTGTTAGCGGAGATTTTGAAAGTGTCCCAGGATGACTTGCGCGGGCCGTCAACAGTGCTCCCAAAACGCAACTATGAAAAAAAGCAGAGCGGCGCGTCACAAAGTTTACTTGACGCCACCACACATGCGCCACAAGGTCAGCAAGGTTCACCCGCTGTGGTTGTTCCTAGCTCTTCCATCTTCGGAACACAGCTAGATTTGCCGGTGTTCGGCACAGCGCAGGGCGGCCAAGATGGGGCGTTGATTGTGTCAGAGCTTGCAGTTGACTATGTGGGACGGCCACCCGCACTTCTACGGGTACGCGACGGATACGGAATGATTGTCAGCGGCGACAGCATGTCTCCGGAACACAAGGAGGGATCAATCGCCTTGGTGAACCCTCACCTTCCGCCTCGCTCCGGCGATAGCTGCGTGTTCCGCAGCCACGCGGACGACGGAACGAACCTGGCGCTCATCAAGGAGTATCGCGGACAAACGGAAACCCACTGGAAGGTTCGCCAGCACAACCCGCCGAAAGATTTCCAACTCAAAAAGAGCGATTGGCAGATTTGCCACCGGACGATCGGGAACTATTTCCCATAGTCAGAACCACACAATAATACCTTAAAGGCGCGGGAACGCGCCTTTTCTTTTACCATCGGCCTAGGAAATTTTCTTCCTATCTGTATTTTTCCTGTTGCGTCGATAGGAAATTTCCTGTAAGACTGTTTCCCATAGGAAAGCCCAGGGAAACACCAAATGTCCGGCTTCTACGCACGAAACCCCCACGACGACGCAGGCAACGACATCGAAGCAGCGGAGCGCCAAGAGCGCGCCGAGGCCGCAGCCGGTTCTTGGTTCAAGTACGCCACGAAGCCGCAGCATCAGACGTTCGCCGACATCATGGCGAATGCCAAGGCGTTCAAGGATGCGCCGAAGTGGGAGCGCGTTCGCCGCGCCGCGGAACGCCAGTTCGCCCGCACCACTCAGGAAGCCGCCGCGCTCTGTGCCGAGACCGTGACGCACTTCCTTGCGAACGGCGAAGTCCTCGAAGAACTCGCCGATCGTTGGGAAGCCCTCGCCGCCAAGACGAACGCCGCGGCCGCCGATTTCTCCCTTCAAGCCGCGGAGTGAAGGCGATGCACGCGCGCCTGCATGTTCAGGAGAACGGCCACATCGTCATCACCACGCGCCGCCCCGGCATCGTTCACACGACCGGCGCCCGCGACCTCCGGTTTCGCATCGAGTGGTTTTCTAACCGCGGCTGGCGGGCTTTCGGCGGCGAAATTTTGAGCGACCGCGAGGCGCGCGACGCCATCAGATACCAGCGTTCCCGCAATCGGTCGATCCGCTGGCGCCTTATGGCTTTCAACCCCGCCGGCGAATGCCGCGTCCCGCACGGCTGGAAAGGACCGCTCTAATGCCCTTGGACATCGTGACCGACATCAACTTTATCGGCGAATGGACCGCGATCGACCGCAACACCTACGATTGCGATTGCGACCAAGACGGCTTCTTTTCAACGTCGCCGGTTGGCACCGGCAAGACCGAACAGGAAGCCATCGACGACTTGCGCGAGCAGATCGCCGAGCGCGAAATCTACTGCGACGCGGCGCCGGCCGATGCCGCTGTTTCGTACGAAACAAAGACGCCGACCGCGGCGACCTACGGCGATTTGAACCGCGCCTATGCGTTCTTTAACGAGCGCCTGTTCGGCAACCGCCTTCCGTCCTGCCTCATCACCTTGCAGCGGCACAAGGGCGCCTATGGCTATTTCTCGCCCGAGCGGTTCGCGTCGAAGGCCGGCGAGATTGTCGACGAGATCGCGCTGAACCCGCAGCACTTCACCGCCCGCAGCGCCCGCGAAACCTTGTCGACGCTGGTTCACGAAATGACGCACCTTGAACAGCAGCATTTCGGCAAGCCGTCGCGCAAGGGCTACCACAACAAGCAGTGGGCAACGTTCATGAAGGCGGTTGGCCTTCACCCGAGCGACACCGCGGCGCCAGGCGGCAAGGAAACCGGGCAGTTCGTTTCCCACTACATCATCGAAGGCGGCGCCTATGACGTCGCGTTCGTCGAATTCGAGAAGCACGGCTTCACCGACCTGTTCGGCGACCACTGCACCGAGAGCGACGACGCGAAGAAGAAGCGCAAGAAGAAGAACGCCAGCAAGTCGCCCTTCGTTTGCGAGGATTGCGAGTTGAAGGCATGGGCCAAGCGCGACGCGTCTTTGTGGTGCGGCGAATGTCAGCAGCCGATGGTTTGCACCGCCGAGGACGACGACAGCGAAGGCGAGGACTGACAATGGAGAGCTTTGTTCGCCCTGACTACCGCAAAACGAGCGCCGGCCACGCATTGATCGAAGGCGTTCAATTCCACTCCTACAGCGTCGGGGTGTTGATGTACGCGCGAATTAGCGCCGACGGCAAGATCATGACCCGCCGCAACTATGGCCGCGACACATACAGCGCGGCCGTGATCGGCCACGGGGCAATCTGCAACGCAGCCGGCAAGCCGAAGGCGTTCCGGACCCAGGACGCAGCCGCGCGCGCCGCCATCAAGATTGCCAGGGGGAATTGACATGGCCGGCAACAGCGGCGGCGCCGCCTCGAACCGCGGCTTCGAAAGCCGAACAATGGATTATTTCGACCGCCTTCCGCGATCGGTGCGCGAGGCCGTTGCGAACGCCCGCTTCGATTGGCGCTTGCATGGCTGGCTGGCGCGCTTCGATCGCGGCGAGATCAAGGCCCGCGATTTGGTGAAGCGCGTTCACGACGTCGACCACACCGAGGCCGCCAAGACGCGGCGCCGCACATGGGGAACCGACTACCCGGTTTTGAAGGGAGAGCTTCCGACACCCCGAGCCGAAGGCCGAAGGAGCCGCCGCCGATGATCCGCGACTTTTTCCAAGCCCTCGAGGCGACCGACGTTCGCGACCTCATCGTGATTGCCGCCTTCATTTCCTTCGTCGCGGTCGCCGCGGCGATCATCAGCGGCGCCTAAGCCACCACCAAGCAGCAGGAGGAAACATGCCCAAGCCCGTAACCCTCAACATCGTGCAGAAGCCTTTCGGTCCCGGCTACATCTGGATTGCCGCCTTCCAGGGCAACGAGCAGACCGGCCCGTTCGGCCACGGCAACACCCCGACCGAAGCAATCAACGATTTGGTCGACCTCAACGAAGCCTTGATCGCAGAGGCCGCGCTGTGAAGCACGAAAAGCAACAGGCCGCCGAAACCCGCGTGGAAGTTTATTCCACATGGCTTGCCGATGACGTCGACGGGCTGATTTTCAACGCCACGCCGGACGTTTCGACCACCATTCTTGCCGAGGCGCGCGAGCGCGTCGCCGGCGCCCTCGCCCAGATCGACAACGCAATTGCCGCCGACAACGCGGCGCACCGCCAGGAGCACGTTTAACCATGACCGCAGCCGAACCACTCCCCGCCGAGAACGTGAAGCCGATCGCCATCCGCACCCCGCGCGCGCCGGCAACCCGAGCGCCGACCTCGCCGCTCGACATCGTGAACGCCGCCCTCGCAAGCGGCAGCGTCGAAATGTACCGCGAAGCCGTCGCGCTTATGAAGGAAATGGATCAGTTCGCCGCCCGCAAGGCGTTCGACGCCGCAATGGCCGACGCGAAGGCGGAAATCCCGACCATCAAGCGCAATCGCAGCGTCGACGCCGGCGGCAAAGGCCCGAAATATCGCTTCGAGGATTTGGCCGAGATCGCGCAGACCGTCGACCCGATCTTGAGCAAGCATGGCCTTTCCTATCGCTACCGCGTCGCCTCGCCGATCAATGCGCCGGTTACGGTGACGTGCATCGTTTCGCACCGTGACGGGCATTTTGAGGAAACCACCTTGACCGCCGGCCGCGATGACGGACCCGGCCGCAACGCAATTCAACAGGTGGCGTCAACTATCACCTATTTGCAGCGGTATTCGCTCAAAGCCGCGCTTGGCCTCGCCGTTTCGCACGACGACGACGGGCAGAGCAGCGAGAGCCCCGCCGCACCGCAGGCGCCGGCCGGTTCGATCAGCCCGGCCGAGGTCGAGGAATTGCGCCTGTTGCTCGCCGACAAGGGCGCCAGCGAACGCGCCTTCCTCGCATGGGCCAGCAACCCGCAACGCGCCTATGTCGCCGCCGGCGACGTCCGCATGGAGGCGATCAAGGCCGACGCCTTCATGGCCTGCAAGGCCGGCATCCTCGCCTTTGTCCGGAGGTAAGCACCAATGAACGCCCTGATTTCACTCGACAGCATCTTGGAACCCGCGCCGGGCACCCTGACCGCCGCGAACCTGTTCGGCACCGGCGCCGTTGAAGCCCTCTTGAACGCGATCGAGACGAACGTTCGCGCCGAGGTTTTCACGCTCGACACCGACGAAGGCCGCGAGCGCATCAAGTCGGTTGCCTACAAGATCGCGCGCAGCAAGACGACGCTCGACGAGATCGGCAAAGAGCACGTCGCCGAGATCAAGAAGCAGGCCGGCGCGATCGACGCCGAGCGCCGCACGATCCGCGATCGGCTCGACGCGCTGAAAGACAGCGTTCGCAAGCCCCTCACCGATTGGGAGGAAGCCGAGGAAAAGCGCATCGGCGAGGCCGAAGGCGCGCTGGTCGCGGTTGTCGAAGCAGGACGGCAGGCCGCCGGCAAGTCGCCGAGCCTGATCCGCGAATTGATCGAGATCGTTAGCGGCTACGCCGCCCGCGATTGGCAGGAATTCAAAGAACGCGCCGACGTCGCCGTTACCGAAGCCCTCGCAACGCTCAACCAGGCACTAGCCGACGCCGAGCAGGCCGAGCGCGACGCCGCCGAGCTTGCCGCCTTGCGCGCCGAGAAGGCCGCCCGCGACGAACGCGACCGGCAGGAAGCCGCGGCGAAGGCGAAGGCCGATGCCGAGGCGAAGGAAGCCGCCGCCGCCGCCGAGCGGGAAAAGGCCCGCGCCGCCCAAGCCGAGCGGGAGAAGGCCGAGCAGGAAGCCCGCGCCAAGCGCCAGGCCGAGGAAGCCGCCGCCCGCGCCGTTGAGCAGGAGCGCCAGCGCGTCGCCGCCGAGGCGCAGCGCCAGGCCGCGGAGAAGGCCGCCCAGGAGGAAGCCGAGCGCCGCCGGCAACTCGACGTCGACCACCGCAAGGCCGTGTTGCGCGAGATCATCGACGCAATGGTGGCGGCCGGCGCATCCGCGACGCTGGCAACCGTCCTCGCCGTGGAGATCGACAGCGGCACCATCCCCCACGTTTCCATCACCTATTGAGGTTCAGCCGTGCAGATTTTCGATTGCGAACAGAACTCGCCCGAATGGTTCGAAGCCCGCCGCGGCATCCCGACCGCATCGGCCTTTAGCCAAATTCTGGCGAAGGGCGAAGGGCTGACCCGCGCTGCCTACATGAACAAGCTTGCCGGCGAGATCATCACCGGCAAGCCGATGGAGAGCTTTTCCAGCGAGCACACCGAGCGCGGTCACGAATTCGAGCCCGAGGCCCGCGACCTCTACGCCTTCGAAACCGGCGCCGAGCTTCGCCGCGTTGGTTTCATTCGCAACGGCCGCGCCGGCTGTTCGCCGGATTGCCTCATCGGCGACGACGGCGGGTTGGAGATCAAGACGACGTTTCCGCATTATTTGATCGACATCATCCGCAAGGACGAATTCCCCTCGAAGCACAAGGCCCAGGTTCAGGGCGCCTTGTGGCTGACCGGCCGCAAGTGGTGGGACATCGTGATTTATTGGCCCGGTATGCCGATGTTCGTGAAGCGCGCGCAGCGTGACGAACTGTATATCCAGCAGCTTGCAACGCAGGTTGACCGCTTCAATTCCGAACTCGACGCCATCGTGGCGAAGGTGAAGGGCTACACCCGCGAAACGGTGGCAGCGTGACCGACGGTTTCGAGAAATTCGACAAAGTTCTGGAAACGGCCATGAAGCTAAAGACGGTCATGAAAAAGCGCGGCATCACCAGCGCCAAGGCGAAATGTCCGCACTGCGATGTAGGCTTTTTGCACGGTCGACTTGCCGGCCGGAAAAGCCATCTGCATATGTCTTGCGACGGCTGCGACGTCATGGTGATGGAATGACCGATCGCGCCGACCTCGTTTTGAATTCAGCAGAAGAACGCGCGACCGCGCGCCGATGGGTCGACGGGCTTCCGCAGGGAACCCGCGTCACGTTCAAGGGACCGCAACGCACCCTCGAACAGAACGATCGCATGTGGGCGATGCTGACCGACATCGCCAGGCAAAAGACGCTCCACGGCCGCCGCTGGAAAACGGATCAATGGAAGGTGATTTTCCTCGAAGCGGTCGGACGCGAGACAGAGCTTATCCCGTCGCTTGAAGGCCGGTTTATCCCCTACGGGCAATCGAGCAGCGACCTTTCGAAAAAGGAAATGTCGGACCTCATCGAATATATGTTCGCATGGGGCGCCGAGAATGATGTTCGCTGGACCGATCCGGCGATTGCCGATCCTGCACGCTGGCAGGAGGCCGCGGAGTGAAACCCCGCAAGGAAAAACAGCTTTGTCTCGCCGTCCGCCGCTACGTCGTGGCCGGATGGGGCAATGCGGCACTGTTTGAGTGCGAAGCCGGTTCGCCAGGGCAAGCCAAATGGAAGGCGTTCAAGGCCGCCCGCGAAGCGGGATATTTCCGCAAGGGATTTCGCGCCTTCATGGACGCCGGTTTTCGCGTGCGCGAGGTTCGCCGATGAACCTTCGCGGCCAGCAGCGGCAGGAATTCCCGCAGTCCGTCCGGAAGAAGGCGTTCGCGCGGTGTTGCCGGCAGGCGCCCGAAGGCGTCGCGAATATCCCCGGCGTGCCGCAATGCGAGAGTTGCGGCAAAGAGCTTCGCGCCGGCGGGATCATCTACGAACACGACAAGGCGGACGGGCTTGGCGGAAAGCCGACGTTCGAGAACTGCAAGGTTCATTGCACCGTTTGCGCCGACGTCAAGACGCACACCGAGGACAACCCGCGCATGGCGAAGGCCGACGCGGTGTTGAAGGCGACCTATGGGCTAAAGCCGGCGAAGCGGTCGCGCCTGCAAAGCCGAGGGTTCGAGAAGGCGCAGCGGCGCAACGAGGCATCACGACCGATTGAAAAATGGAGGGGTTTTTAGTGGCGAAACAGACAATCCACATTTGCGACCGTTGCGAAAAGCAGGTGCCGGAAGATGGCATGATTTCGTTCGTCGAAGTGACGTTCGGCGGACATGGTGCGGCCAAGGATACCGTTAACGGCATCGACCTTTGCCGCGGGTGTTACAGCGGTCTTATTCGCGCCATCCGCGACTGGACCACGAAGCCAGCGAAGGAAGGGCCGCCGCGATGAAGCCGCTCTATGAGCACCGCGAGGTTTTCCGAGACGAGGACGGCGGGCAGCTTGACGTCGGTTACGACAACCGCGGCGAGCCGTACCGCACCGGCTTGAGCCTTTGGCTTAGCCTGCCCCATCGCCGCGCCGGCTGTTTCCTCGACGCCGAGGAAGCCCGCCGCCTTGCCGACCTCATCAACACGATTTTTCCGAAACCCGAACCGAGGGCAACCCGACGATGACCGCTTACACCGCAGAGCAGAAACACAAGGCGATCGAGCGCGAGCTTTCCTATCGCCGGCGCGTGTTCCCCCGGCTTGTCAGTCAAGGGAAAATGACGGCATCGGCGAGCGCCGAGCAGATCGCGCTGTTCGAGGCGATCGGCGCCGACTACGCCAGGCAGGCAGCCGCGGCGAAACCCGATCTTTTCGGGACGCCGCCGGCGAAGCCGCGCGCCTATGTCGACTGAGGGAACCGGCATTGACCCCGACCCACAAAGACCCGGAACACTTCGCGGAACTGTTGCGCAGCGGCGAGGCGGTTCAGCCGTACGAGCGCCGGCAGATTGCAACGCTACTGCGGCGCCAGGCCGAGGAAATCGCAGCGTGGCGCGGCTGCGCCATGTATAGCGGCGAAGGGCAACCGAACGGCTTCCGCCGGGCGAAGCTCGAGCGTTGCCGGCAACGGTTCATGCGAGAGGACGAGCCCGAATGACCCGTTGCAAGATCGAAGGCGCGGTGGAAATCTTGGGCGAACGCCCGCGGACCATCCGTCACCAGGCGCAGGCCGGGAAAATCCCCGGCGCCGCAAAGATGTTCGGAACATGGAGCTTCGACGTCGCACTGTTGCGCGCGTTCGTCGCCGAGAGGGAGAAAGTCGCGTGTCAGGTAAGCGGAAGGCCCCGCGGGGCTGTTACTGGCGCGAAGGCGTCTTGTGGGGAAGAATTCAGACCGGCGGGCAGGACTTCCGCTGGTCACTACGCACAGACGATCCAGCGGTTGCGAGCAAACGCCGCACAGCGGAGCGCCGGCGGGTAGTCGGCGCGCAGCGGTTCGGAGAGCACCGCAGGA